GCTTGGAAGGTGACAATTAATCCAACTCCAGACAGTGGGGATACTATTTACTACTCATATTATTGGGAGCCTGCAACACTCACGGCTACAACAGATGCGGTGATTTGTCCAAACTTAAGGGCTATAGCACTATTAGCTCTAGGTGATATTTATCTTGGAGAGGACGAAACACAGAAGGCTTTATTGGTTAAACAAGAAGCAGAACAAATTATATCTGAACTAGAGGGGCTCGAAGAGGCTCCAGCAGAGAATCAATCATATGCAATGGGAGCTATTGAAAATATATCGAAGATGCGAGGCTTCGGAACTTATTAGTATGTATGGCAAGATCTTACAGTATAAATTTCAAAGAAGATAAACCTATTATCAGCAGACACGAGAAATGGAATCGTGGTCTTAATACGCTGGTTTCTAGCACTCAAATCAGGCCTGAAGAGCTTTCAGAGGCTCAAGATATCCAGTTGGTAGAGGATGGGAAAATACAGTGTCCAAGAGATGGGCAAGTGTATTTTGGGAACTCCTCAGGATCACGGGTCACGGGGCTATTTCCCTACTACAAATCTGATGGGACAAAGGCGCTGCTGAGGACTTCAGCTACCAAGCTCCAGAAGTTCAACAGCTCCACTTCTGGGTGGGATGACGTTTCAGGTTACACCTACACTACCACCTTAAACACAGAGGCAGTCATGGCCTATGACAGGCTGTATATCTGTAACGGCACCGATCCCCTTACTTACTACGATGGTAGCTCGATCACCAGTTTCACGGCGATCTCAGCCCCTGCAGCCCCAACAGTCACCAGGACTGGTTCCTCAGGTTCTTACACCTTTTCCTACAAGATCACAGCGGTAACGAGTGTGGGGGAGACAACGGGATCAACAGCAGGGAGTACTACACTAAATCAGGCAACACTAGACAACACAAGCTATATGAGCGTGTCGTGGTCTGCGGTGACCAATGCTATTGGTTACAACGTCTACGGAAGAAAGGATGGTAAATGGTTTTTTATAAAGTACCTTGAGGGGAACAGTTCAACATCATATGTTGATAAAAACACTGATACACCTCTAGAGTACATTTTGCCACCTGAAGGAAACTCAACAGCTGGTCCAGCTGGTAAATACATCGCTCAATACAAAGATTCGTTGTTTATAGCTGGTGATCCGAATAATCCATCAAGGCTTTATTACTCTGGTGGTGGAGATAAAATACACGATTTCACAGTAGACTCTGGTGGTGGTTTGATCGATGTAGCCAAGAACGATGGGCAGATTATCACAGGTATTATTGTTTTCAAAAACACTCTTCTCGTTTTTAAGCAGGACTCGATTTATCGCTTCTCTTACACTTCGGATGGTTTGCCACAGATAGAACAGATTAATCCATCTGTTGGAGCAATAGCCCCGCGAAGCATTGTAGCGGTGGAAAATGACGTATTTTTTGCCTCTAGGAGGGGTATATTTACGATTGGTAACGAAGCAGGATTTTCCTTCGATGTGCTTAGGACAAATGAATTATCAGCCAAGATCAGGTCTATATATCAAACAATCGATCCGGCATATATACAAAACGTAGCTGGTGTATACGCGACAGTGGCTAACAAAAACCTAGTAATCTTTTCATATACTCCTGCTGGATCTACAACAAATGCAAAGGCTATTGTATATGATAGAGAGCGTTTGGCTTGGTATAAGTGGAGTAATATAAACGCCAACTGTTGGACGCAATACGTTGATAGTGACGGTGACGTCCATGTTCTTTATGGTGACGATTCATCGGGCTACGTCAAAGAAGCGTTAGTTGGGTCTGATGATTTTGGCACGGCAATTCGTGGATACTTTTCTATTAAGGCAGAAACATTTGGTGCACTAGAGAGGTTTAAAAACTTTAAGAACGTCCACATGGTATTGAGAAAACCAAACGGGAATATAACCCTAAGGATTACCATTGATGGTGTTGGTACAGCATATACGGCAAATATAGGTACGATATCTCCAACGATCAATTTTAAACACTATCTATTTAAAGATTTCTTGTTCAAAGACGTTGACGGTACTGGTGTTTCTGAACCAGACACAATTGTTACAAGAAGGCTTAGAAATATAAATCTATCTGGTAAATCTATCCTATTAAACTTTGACAATAACGGGTCTTCTGGATCATTTACGCTTTTGGGTGTTGTAATGGAAGCTAAGATGAAGTCTCAGCATTACTACGGATCAGGTGAGGTTGTCAATTAGAGATTATTGACCCATTGGCATCTTGATAGTAAATAGAAATAAGATATGGCTAATCTATTTGATTTAATTACTGGTAACTTCGGACCTACGCCAGCACAACAGCAGGCTGCTAATCAGCAATCACAAGAAGTTTCCTACAACATAGCTGCTGGTCAAGGAAAGGTGGCTGGTCCGATTGATCCAAGGTATAAATTTGCGCCAAAGGATCCTTCTGGGGTGCTTGGTGCTTCGTCTTCAGCTGGATTATCTGGGAACCGCCCACTTCCATCATCCGCTCCAACCCAAGACTACTCATCATTTGCCCGCCAAGCGGCAGATTCCGAGCTGTCATCGTTAAATACCCAATACGATCAAAACAGAGAGTCGTTATTATCTCAGCTTGGTTCGCTCGATACACAAAAAAACCAATCCCTTAGTGCTCTTGATACCCAGCTTGCTGGAGTGAAGAATACAATAGCCAACCAAAGGACACAAGCACAGCAATCGACAGATTCTCAAATAGAACAAGCTGGTAACACAGCAAGAAATACGCAGAGACAAAATAGGAATGTTTTAAGAGCACTTGGTATTCTGAATTCTTCAGCTGCTGGTGAATTAATGTCGAAGCCGTTAAACCAATTCGATCAAATTAGGGGACAGTTAGGAATTGAATTACAAAACAGATTTACACAATTAGACGATTATCTTGACCAAAGAGTTGCGGAACATCAACATGCTTATCAATCTGTTGTTAGCCAATACAATGATTTAGTTGGAAAGATTCAATCCGACCTTAGATTTAACGAAAGGCAACGTGGCGATGCTGTCAAAGCTGCTAATGCTGCATTATCACAAAGAATTTACGAGATTCAACAATCAGCCCAACAATATCAACAGGCCGTAGATTTACAAAAACAACAATATTCGTCAGCAGCAAACAGTCTCTCACAATACAACCCTAGCTATGATACTAGTTTGTTGACAGCTACACAAATAGCCCCACAACAACAGTCTAGTAATGCCCAGATTTACGGAGCACCACAAAAGAAACAAGGCCTTCTTTCGTCTATATTCGGATAAGGCCTAACCACTATGGCCGATTTATTAAGCAGTCTAATCAATCCAATACAACAAGGTTTTCAGCGGTTTATTAACCCGCAGATTCCACAAGCCCAGGCAAGCCAACGGGGCGAAACACCTTCCACTTATCCTGGCTACCAGAAGCCCGTAGCACCCCCACCAACGGTTGATATGGCAGCGCTCGGACGAATGGCTCAAGGGGTGGGCAACACCCTCTCACGAGCTCTCCAAGGGCCGTTGGCTAGGCCTCAGTTCAGTTCCCAGAATGTCCGACCAACAGCAAGCCCCACGGCTGCACCCTTGCTCTCGCAACCAACAGCAAGCCCCACCCCAACCCCCATGATGAATGTGGCTAATCCCGACCAGTCAAACATTGATTGGCTTGAGACTAATGTATTGCCATATTCACGATCTTATGGATATATCCCAGATGAACTGGTAGCTGGACAGTGGGCAATTGAAGACAGACAGAAGAATACATCAATGTTTAATTTATTGTTTAACGGGAAGAAGCATTCCTATCAAAACTACAAGAATAACGTTGATGATTACGTGAGGACTGTTACAAACATATTAAGAGATAAAGGGTATGACATTAAAACAGTTAAAGACGCTAAACGTATACTAGAGATTTTACAGGACACATCTGGTAGGCGTTATGAAGGACACTCCAAAGATCCTAGTGAATATGTGAGGATCACAACCGATACGCCCGAATATAAATACTATGCGGGGAGGAAAAAATGAATCCTCTAATCGCTAGGTACAGGCAACTATTAAACCCAATCAAATCAACATTATCATCCATTCAGCAGTTACCACAACAGCTTGGGGCGGTAAGCCAAGCTATACCGGCACCAAAAGTTAATTCAGCCACCTATAACGTCTTGCAAGGGCTAGCCAAAGTCCAACCTTTAGCAGAACGCGCGCTACCAAAAACATCTATATTAGGCGCCGTGGCTCGTGGAGGGAATGTGAATCGGGCGTCTCAAGAATCTATGACAAAATTCTATAACAACTATCTTGATCCAAATAATACACAAGCAATGATTAATTTGATTACAACGTTTGGTCCAGGGGCTATAGCAACAAAAGGTGGATCGTTTATCGGTGGTCTATCGAAGTCAGCTAATCAATCGGGGGGAACAGTTTCCAAACTAGCCAAGTCATTACCAAAACAAATGCCACAGCTTGGTGATAAGGGCTCTTTAGTAGACGAAACATTGCCACCAATGGTAACAGGTGGTGCTCTGTCTGTAAAGCAAAAGGTTACACCACTAGATTATATAAGGACACCAGATAGGGTACTAAACAAGATTGGGCTAGGCGAACAAGCCAAATCTATTCGTGCTGGATATGACGCTTATTTGGATGAGCTACCAAAAGAGATAGACAAAATAACACAATGGTCAAAACGGGTAACCCCAGAAGGCAATAATCGAATATTTAAACACCTAGATGGGCAAAAGGTAGATCTATTGCCAGAAGAACAGAAGGTGGCGACTGAGGTTAAAGACTATCTATCTAAATGGGCTGATAGGCTTAATTTACCACAAGAGAAACGCATTAGTAACTATATTACTCACATATTTGAAAAAGGAATGATAGAAAAGGAATTTGATCCGGATTTAGCCAAGATCATTGATGAGCGTGTTCCTGGATCGGTTTACGATCCATTTACCGAGCAGCGGTTGGGGAAGATGGGCTATGTTGAGGATACTTGGCGGGCGTTGGATGCCTATGTTAAGCGTGCTACTAGAAAAGTAAACATGGATCCATCACTTGAAAGCACGGCGCAAGTAGCAAACCAGTTAGAACAAAGCCAGTATGATTATGTTAAGGCGTATCTTGATAAAGTGAATATGCGTCCTGATAAACTCGATAATTTATTTGACAACTGGATCAAATCAGTTGCTGGTTATCGTTTTGGGCAACGTCCAGTGGCTGCACTAAGTAAGGGTGCAAGACAGATGGTGTACCGTGGAACGCTTGGCCTCAATATCGGGTCAGCTGTTAGAAATCTTACGCAGGGTGCTAACACGTACGCCAAACTTGGCGAGAAGTATACCGTTATTGGTTATATGAAGGCTTTAAAGGCTATTGCTGGTGGTAGTGATGAGTTAGAAAACGTTCTCAAGCAGGACATAATTGAAGACAGGTCAATTAGTGCCACTCGTAAGTTTTGGGAAAAGACAGACAAGGGGTTGTTTTTCTTCTTTGAGCAAGCAGAGAAAATTAATCGTGGTGCTGCCTATTTTGGTGCAAAATCAAAAGCTCTGAGTAAAGGACTAGACGAGGCACAGGCTATTGAATATGCAAAGAAAATTGTAAGGGATACTCAGTTTACATTTGGTAGGGTTGATACTCCTGTTGCCTTACAAAATGATGTTGTAAAGTTGCTAACTCAATTTCAAAGCTACAACATTAAACAAACAGAGTTTCTAGCGGAGATGGTGAAGAACAAGGAATATGTAGGCGTAATCAGATGGTTGGGTGCAAGCATGTTTATGATTAGTTCAATCGGTAAATTGATTGGGATGGAGCCAAAAGATATCATTCCATCATTCAGAATTGGCAATAGCCCATTATTTGAGCTTGGCAAGGATGCGTTAGGGGCGGCGACTGGTGCTCCTGATCAATATGGGAACGAACAGGATTTAGGAGATCGACTAAGGACGTTCGGGGATGACTTAGTGCCTCTCGTTCCTGGAGGGGTGCAGATCAAAAAGACCGTTGGTGGGTTGGTTGACACAGGTAGAGGTTACGCTGGAACCACACAAGGAAACGTCAAGTTCCCCGTTGGACAAGACCCAGTTACTAGGGTTAGGGCTGGATTGTTTGGGACCAACAGGCTACCAGAGGCGCAGGAGTACTACAAGAACAAGACTAGACCACTCTCCGAGAAGCAGAGCGAAGTGTACAGATCAGCACCAGACAAACAAGGTGCCTATAAGGAAATACTGGATAAGAGAGCTTTAGACAATCAAGAAGAGGCGTTGAGGAATGAGGTTAAGGATACTGGGGAGATTAGACAGTCACAGAATAAGGTGTTCTATATGTCTCCAGAGGGTGAGGTTAAATCAGTCCCTCTTAATAGAGAGTTGTACAAACCTAAACTATCAGGTAATCAAGAATTAGATAAGCTAGAGGTTGCAAAACAACTAGCATCATTTACACAGAGAATTAATGACGTCAGGGATTTATATTCACTTGGTGTTATTCAAGCTTCAGAAGCTGAGAGGATAATCAAAACACTTAAAGGGGAGCAAGAGAGAATTAAGGTAAAAACAAAGAAACCAAAGAAACTCAAAGCGATCAAACTAAAGATTAAAAAGCCAAAGAAGATAAAAATGGCAAAGGTAAAAAAGCCAAAGACATATAAATTAAAAGCTGTAAAACTTAAAAGAGTTAAG